CTCTGAATTGAGAAAGTCAGAGTATACCGGTAGGTGGATGAGCAATCGCAGCATCCGCGAAAAGACACACTTTCTGGGGATGACTAGACTGAGAGGATTAATTAAAGGCGCTCGGCATTATAATCCCGAACTGATCCCAGAAGAATGAAACTGGAGTAACAATGACATGAACAGTAGAGTTTATGAAGATCAGGATGGTTTGGAAATTACCACTAAAGATCGATCAATAGAATTTCTGAAATTTGACGGAGGAAAAACGATTCTTGATGTGGTGATTCATGACAAGAAACTGCAAAATCCCGTAGTGGTGTGTCTAACATCAGATGAAGCAACCCAATTGAAAAACTGGCTGAATGATCAGGGATTCTAAATTTGATAGACAGTTGACACCGAAGTCATTCTGTTATATTTTTATATTATAGAGGAAACACACATGGGGCGACGTGGAATTAGTCAACTGTACAGTCCCTTGTGATACTGTCCCAAAGTGGGCAACGTACAGGACCTCAAGACAGCAAAGAGCCAAGCATAGCGTGCAAAATACAAGAAATCAAGTCTAGAGATCATGACTGCTCTTGTGGCGCATCGCAGCATAAGTCCCTTCCAGTCCCAACCAATCACTAAAATTTTAACACTCATGAAATAGGAGATGTACTAATGTACAATAGAAGTTTTGATCTAGGATTCGTCGCTGGAATAGTAGGTGCTGTTGTAGTGTGTATGGTTATTATTGTCGTCTTCACTACCCCGACTTCAGAGTGGCAGTCAAATGCCATCGAACGTGGTTATGCACTGTATTGTCCATCGACTGGTGACTTTGCGTGGAAAGATGAATGTGACGTAAAATGACTTGGAAATTGTTCCTTGATGATATCAGGTTCCCTGCTGATGTCAGATATGATTATGGTCCCTACCGAGATATTGTAATCTGTCGTAGTATGGACGATGCAGTGTGGTGTGTTGAACAATATGGTCTCCCTCAATTCATCAGCTTTGACCATGATTTGGCAGACGTTCATTATGAACAGGGCGATGGAGAAAAAACAGGGTTTACATTTGCCAAGTGGCTATGTGACTATGTCATGGACAACAATCTTCAAATGCCCGAAGATTTTGGTTTTTTTGTACATTCCATGAATCCCGTCGGCGCAGAAAACATCCGTTGTTATATGAACAACTTTTTAAAGTACTGGCAACACAAATGATGAAAATGTATATTGCCTTATTGGATGAATTTCCTGATCATATGACACCCACTCTTGTGGCTCATTCGGTGTTGTCTGCACATGATAAATTCTCAGAGAGGCTTATGATTAACGGTCACTCTGGATATTATTATCCTGAATACATAGACTGGTTTGAGAATTCATTCAAGAAAGTCACATTACGAGTGAACCAAAAAGAGTTTGACAAGATTGCTGCATTGCCAAATGTTCATTTGGGACACGAGAACACCACACTGGAAGGCAGAAAGGCCTGTGCCGTAGTTTGTCCCATGCCAAATGAAAACTTGCCCAACGTATTGAAGTATGCTAAACTGTGGAAACCCAAGCACGAATAAAGAACACTTGTTGAGCAATCTTCAATTCCAGAGTGACTGTTTAGAGAACCCTTTATTGGAAGTAGACTTTAGGCACACTCCATAGACAATCAATAATTACAAACAAGAGTGTGACATGACACGAGAAAGTATCAAGCGAGTGATTAAATTAATCGAAAACGGAGTAAATATTGATGGTAAATGATGTTGGAAGATTGAACCAAGAAATAAAGATTGCACTTGATCAATACATCAAGACTAACGATGTGTCGCACATGGACAAAGTGCTCGAATTAACAAAAGAACGTGCGAAGTCGTTGAAAGCTCGCGACTTTGAGACTTTCTATGCAGACAAGGTTGTGCGGTTAGATAAGGGAACAAACACAACCGAGAAAAAGAAGGGTCGATGAATCTTACCATGAATAATTTTTACGAAGGGAAGATAGAAGCTTACCGGAAAATGCAGGAGTCAATGACGTGGTGAACATTTGGCGCGATTTAAAATCAGATCCACCCGCTGGCAACGAATATGCGGTGATTATTTTCCCTTGTAAAAGCGATTGCGGTGTGCTTTACACAATTAGCAATCCCCATTATGCCCGAGGTGAAAACGCACTCGAAGCAGGATACACACATTGGTGCCTGTTTACATTGGCTAGTAACCACGACGAGTGGGAAAAATGGCAAGATGATCTGCTGCCCACTACAGGCGGAGATATCAATTGCGCCATGGCGCAATTGAAAGACTTCGAGAAGACGTGAGTAGTATTCAAACAGATGATCAGAGAACTGATGGATGGGTTTGAGGATAAGATTCAAGCTTTGACAGATGCTAGATTTGATCACAAACGTGGCACTCGATTAATCTCTTTCCGAATGGATTCTGAATCCATTTCGTGTGCATAATTACTGGGACCACAACACAGACAGAGAAGATGAAGCATGGGTTTCGTACACAGATCTTTTGGATCTTGATTCGGTCGATAGGATCAAAAAGGAAACACAGATAGCCAGAGAAACTGAAAACAATCGCTTGACACTTGAGAAGCTGAAAGCAATCGAGAAAACTGAAAGAGACGACTTGAAGAAACTAATCGACAAATATGGGGTGCCTGAATGAGCTATGACAGAGGCTGTCCTTGCGGCAGAGAATCGTGCTACGAGAACTGTACGTCAAGTGATTGTTACAGAAAACCACACCAAACATTGTAGCAAGCAAGTAAAGGTGCATACAACATCCGGCGAACACTTTTATGACGAAAGGGGTGCGCTGGACTCATCATGGCCACATGGCATCTTGAACTATTAATTGGACAATTTAATAGGATCAAACTGACTCCATTGTAAATTATTAGGATTAAACATGAAAACTTTCCAAATCAACCGAGACTCTTGGCACTACAAGCTAAACAAAAACTTCTTTCAAGACACTTTGATGGAGAGACAGTGGGAACCCAAACACGCCAGCTTCTGTAAATACTGGTCTGCTACTATGTTCAGAATCGTCGGTGCGGCTATCATGGCGGCTATGACAACTATATTGTTATTTTTGATCGCCTTTGCAATCTGGACCGATCCATTGACTGTCCTGAAAGGCGTAATAGTTTTCATCGGGATCTTCGGAGCTGTACTGAGCATCGCTGTATTGGTAGATTATGTCCAGACTCGGCCAACTGCTATGCCCAACGACGAACCAAAATCCATGATCGCCATGAAATATTATTCCTTCAAGAATAAAATCTGCCCAATGATCGAATTCAAAGATTCAGAGAAACAATATGAAGGATCGATGGAGTAAAATTCAAAGGACGGCAAATGCGATCATCAGAACAGTTTAGGATTGAATAATGAATAGATATGAATTTCAGGACGTAGTGGACTCTATTATGGGCAAGACAGAATACGTTCCTGGTGTTAGAGCAAATTCCAAAGCTAGAATTAAAGGCAAAGACCCCTATTTCAGTCATTGCTCAAAGATAACTGCTACATGGGAAACTGGCGGAGTGAGTGGGGGTAGCTGTTGGGACGATTCCGATCCTGTTGAGTATTCAACCTCTGAACTTGAACCTGATTTTCACCACTTGGATGAGATACTTTCTAAAGTTGCAAGCAACGTCACATTTCTTGAATACAAAACTCTCATGAAATTAGTGAAGTACGGTACATATATAGAGAACGAGTATTACGGTAACTGTACATACTACGCGACAAAGACGATTACAATTGATGACATCTGGGACTTTCTTGTTGCACAAAAACATGTCTGAGATTATCTTGTTCATTGGTCTTCCTGGCTCTGGAAAAACACACGTGTCTGGTAGGATGTGTTCTGAAATCTTTGATGATATCATTGACCTCGATTTGTTGCCACAACAAATCGAGGTTGACTCCATACTTGGTATATGTGATGTTAATTTCTGTGATGATAAGATTCTCAGCAATGCTGTTGCGTTTTTCAAGGACAAATATCCCCATTCTCGTGTCAAAAAACATTATTTTGAGAATGCGCCAGACAAATGTAGAGCCAACGTTGTTCATCGGAATGACGGAAGAAACGTCGAAGGTACAATAAAGAGGTTTGAAAAAATCTACAACCCGCCTCAAGGCTTCCATGAGGTTTGGGGACATGTAAAAGGAAAAGAGGACAAAAAAGGTGATTAATGTGGCTGTAGGCACTGTTCCTAAGATTAAAAACATAACGGTTGATTCGTGCAAATGGCCTGATGGGGCATGTGCTTGCCATGTTGCACAAGAAAATAAGGGTGACGTGTATGGGCGTGTATGGATGCATTGCGAAGAAGGACTGAACTTCTCCAAGGCAAGCATGACACGTTTTGTGATGTTCTGTCTTGGAAACAATGTGGAAATTGGAGATCTGTATCCATTCGATGCGAAGTTTCCAAGATGTCAAGTATCTGCTTCTGTTCGATTGCGAAAGGATCAATTCGCTAAATTTGAAAGTGAGACAGGCGGAAAGTTGAGACTGCCCGCTAGAACTGTATTGTGTTGAATCGTTGTTGACTGCAAGGCTGTGTTCCTATAACCTAAACATAGGAACACAAAGGAGTCAATCATGCCTGCAGTTACAATTAAGAACATCAACAAAGCTTTGAACGACGCAAATCTCCCTTTAGAGATTGTAAAGGGTGATGGATACTTCTGGTTCGCAGCAACGGAAAATGCACCAGCTGGGGTTGAAGATAATGTAGGCAGCATCTACTCCAACTATCTTCGTGGAATGAGCATAGAAGATTATGTGGAACACGTAAAAGACAGCCAATAAAAACAGATGAAGGAAACACAATGGACTACATTACAACACCAAAGACCTCCCAAGAGGCGTATCGACTGATTCACCAGCATGCCGCCATGTGGTTGGCTGGATGTATTGGAAACGGCAGTGCTTGTGATGACTTCTTCCACACAGAGCTGAAACTTGCAAGTGTTATGAGAGAAATTGAATCGCATACAGACTTGGAGGAGCATCGTCCTCGCTTCGAAGACGGATGTTAAGATGGAACACCTGACATTTGTAGTTGCAGACATTCACGGACGCTTTGATCTTCTGGAATTGGCACTAAAAGAGATCGACTTACAGGGTGGGAAGAATATAATCTTTACAGGCGATTACATTGACCGTGGTCCTCAAAGCCGTGAAGTTGTTGAGCTATTGATTGCAGGCCCTCAAGATAATGATTGTACCTGGTCATTCATCAAGGGCAACCACGAAGACATGATTCTCCACTGTATAGACGGAACAGACATCGAATGGTGGATTCAACACGGCGGTGACACAACAATCAAATCGTACGGCAGCAATATTCCTGCCAAACATCTTCAATGGTTTGATGAGATGCCTCGTTTGCTGTGGGATACACATCGAGTATACGTCCATGCAGGAGTGTCTGAATCACATTCACTTGATAATCAGCCTGACCAAACAACACAGTGGCATCGTTACGGAAAGAATGAAGATATTGGCTACCACGATAAACACGTAGTTCATGGACACACAATTGGTACAAAGTTTCTTGTAAACCGTACCAATTTAGATGCAGGATCTTTTCGCACGGGAAGATTGACTGTCGGCGTGTTTGATGACAACAAAGAGGGTGGGCCCATTCGCACGATTGGGATCTCTGTCTAAAGTTTTAAAAGAGACTGAGACAATCACATTTTGGAGGATAATTATACTATGAACATTGTTACAATTCCACTTGAAAACCATAAATAGTATCGAAAGAAGGATTGTTAAACGTGGTATATTCATACATTAAAAGACTCGGCATAGCTATCTCTATTCTACTCAATGTAATTTTTGGCGGAGATTCCAACCAGACATTTAGTGCAAGGAATTACGGGTGGAAGAGAGAACAAAAGTTAAATCTTGTCTGGACAATAGACTTACTTTTTCGCGTGTTGTTTAAAGACGATGACCATTGCCTTCAGTCGTGGGTTTATTGGTATGTGAGAACAAGCTCTTATGAGGTGACGTCCGAAGTTCAAAGAACTCGTAATGACATGCTAGAAGGATTGAAGAAAATTGATAAAAATTTACGGTAACCAAACTTGTGCGTTTTGTCTACGTGCTAAACGTCTTGCACATTCCTACAATCTGAGGTACGAGTGGGTAGACACAGACATTGACGAGAATCTCGATGAGCTGAGAAGGCTACGTCCTGGTTTCAAAACAATTCCTCAAATTTGGTGGTATGACAAGTATGTTGGTGGTTACAATGAGTTTGCCACAGCTGTAGGGGAAACGATAGGTGGTTTTGGCGATGGAAGGCTGTAAGAGGTCTGAGTGTGGCACCGCAGAATCTTGAGAAAATGCTTGTAATGGTCATGGGCCGTGAAAAGTGTTCCTTGGTTGCAGCTCTCGAGATTGTGTTCGATTATTATTGTGTTAATGGTGATGATGTGTATGATGTTGTAGAATTTCTTGAATGTGGTCTTCCTGATCTAGACACAGTGTCACACTTCATGAAAATCTGGACAGGAGAAGAGAGCGATCTCGTGTTAAAAACGCGCGCTAAAAACGAAAAATTGAGAGGAATTTAAATAATGAATCTACACGACCATTTAAGACGACAGATGGCCTTCAGTAGGGCTACATATGGACCAGGCGATCGCCTAGGCGGAGTAACAGACCATATTACCAAAGAACTAGTCGAAGTTAAAGAGGCAGGTGATCCGCGTGAATGGGTGGATCTTGTACTTCTTTCCCTTGATGGTTTGTGGAGAAGCCTAGCTTATGACGGTCAAGACCCATACATTGGAATGTATACAAGCGGAGGCAAAAAGGCATTGGAGAACAATTGGGACAACATCCCTGAAATTATTACGTTGCTCATTCAAGAAAAACAATCCAGGAATGAGCAACGAACATGGCCTGATTGGAGAGGTGCTGATCCCACAAAAGCAATTGAGCGCGATCGATCGATCGAAGGCTGATTAGGTTAATAAATAAGCCTAAAAGGGGACGTTTATGATTCTTGCAGGCATTGATTACAGTATGACATCACCATCGATATGTGTTCACGATGGTGCAGAGTGGTCGATTGACAATTGCACCTTCCATTACATCGTTCAAAGAGACAAACACCTCGTGGTTACAAAACAGCTGCGCGGAAGTCTATATCCTGAATGGTCTTTGCTTGAGCAAAGATTTGACAACTTAGCAAAATGGTCACTTGGTGTTCTCCTTGAACACCAAGTTTCTTCCGTGATGATAGAAGGTTATAGCTATGGAAGTAGCTCAAGTAGACTATTCCAAATCGCGGAGAACGGTGGAACACTAAAGCAAGCAATATGGAAAAGTAATATTCCATTTGCAGTCACACCGCCCACTGTAATTAAAAAATTAGCCACATCTAAAGGAAATTCCAACAAAGAAAAAATGTGGGATTCTTTCATCGAGGAGACCTCCCTCAATCTGTTCAATATTCTCGGCCAAGAAGAAAAAAAGAATTGGAATCCCGTATCAGACATGGTCGACGCGTACTATTTGGCAAAACACTGCTTCAACGAACAGCACCCTCTACCCTTTATCTTAGAGCGTAACTCTATTATCGTCTAAATGCAAATTAAGTCAACTGCAAAAAGCGTACAGTCACATTCTTATTTGTGGTTGACAGCGTCCCCTTTGTAGGGGATGTTTCAAGAGTAGATCAAATAGGATACACGTTGTGCTGATGCTCGATAATGTACTGAATCGCCTGAAAAATCTTAACGACGTACAATCGGTTAATATGATTGACATTCTTTGACAGATGTACTACCTTTAATGTACAAGGAAATCAATTGTCCAAAATTAACAGCCTCATCGACGACCATGTAGGCCATCTGAACACGTGATCTAAATTTTATATTATGGAGGGCTACAATATGCTAATCAAACGTGTGAGCGTCATTACAGGAGTCGAACGTCAACAGGACATTCCTGTTGATCCCAATGACGTGGTCTTGTGGGACCTTGGGTTGGGCAGCATTGAAGAGTTGATGCCATACCTGTCCGACAACGACCGAGACTTTATCCTGTCAGGAATTACAACCACAGAATGGCAGGAGGCGTTTGCTGAGTTTGTGTGAGAATGCTCTTACCTATAAATATCAGCAAATGAAATCTTTATGAAAAGAGGAAATGAATGTCAACAAAAAAGATGCTGTTTCTAGAAAATCCGTATGATGTGGAGACGCTCCTAGAATGCATTAAGATTGCTACAGAACATAATCGAGAATTAGTATACATGGACAGATTGGTAGGAATGTTAAGACTCGATCCTGAGGCCGATTTGATTAATCTAAACTACCGTATAATGCACGACTTGTCACTGTTGAAACTCGAACCTGTCGAATAAAGGAATACATCATGGGAAGAACTACACCTCAAAAGGTCAGCGCAACTGTACATCGACCTCTACTCGTCGACAAACGTAGCTTAACAGTGAAAACGCGTGGTTGACCATCACAAAACAGATTCAAGTCGTCTGTTCATTATTGTCCGGACCAACAACTTGAATCGCGGCACATCGAAAGATCGCGCAAGTAAAACGTTTGTGGCAAAGTAAGAAAATATTAACCTAGAATGAGTAGAGCATTGACCTTTACTCATTCTTTCACATCTGAAAGATACTACAATGCTCGATCAATACAGTAACATCGTAAAATTTCCTAATGGCAAAACTGTAAAACCGTCCACACTTCAAACTGAAGATAATATAGTAGATCAGATCTTCGAATTAGAATCTCCTTTGGCTAAGGAGATTTCAGACACACTCTTGAATTACATCTTTGGTGAAATGCAGCGGACAGGTGCAGATATTGATATTGACGATGTGTATCCATCATTGACTCTTGTAATGGGGGCGTTGCAGTCTTTCCAACTGAAATTAATGAACATTCACCATTCACATCAAGACTATGCTGATAAAATTTACCGCGGTTCTGACGTTGACCTCCATCTGATTACAGCAGATGCTCAATCATTCTATAAAAATGATAACGGAGATGAATAAGTGCCAATACTAATGGACTACAGCCAGGTCATAATCGCGTCGCTATTTGCCAGCATCGGCAATCACACGAACGTAGAGATATCTGAAGATCTGATTCGACACATGTTCCTTGTGTCGCTACGCCACAACAGAATGAAGTTTGCTCAAACATATGGCGAGTTGGTAATCTGTTGCGATGGCAAGAATTCATGGCGTCGCGAGTTGTTTCCATACTACAAGGCGTCGCGTAGATCTGATCGCGAGAAATCTGAACTAAACTGGAGTGAACTGTTTGGAATCATAAACAACATCAGAGAAGAATTGTCTGACCACTTCCCATACAAGGTCATTAACGTCGATCAATGCGAAGCAGACGACATCATCGGCGTTGTCTGTCACGAAAACGGCACACAGTTAAACAACGGCAGTGAAAAGTATCTGATCCTTTCAGGAGACAAAGACTATATTCAGTTGCAAAAATATGCCAACATCGATCAGTACGACCCTACACGAAAAAAATTCATTCGTCACGACAATCCTGATCAATACCTCGTCGAGCACATTCTCAAGGGTGACAGAGGCGATGGCGTTCCAAATGCATTGTCTCCAGACAATTGTCTGGCAATTGGCCAACGTCAAAAATCAATGACTGCTATAAAGCTTAGTCTGTTTTCAAAATCGCGTGACAACATGGACGAGGAGACACGAGGACGCTTTGATCGGAACAAGCAGTTGATCGATCTTGGCGAAACGCCTGAGAATTTTCGTCAAGAGATCATTACCGCGTATAACAAAGAAAAAAACATTGGACGCTCTAAACTCTTCAACTACTTCATTCAGAAGCAACTCAAACACCTCATGACAGATATACAGGACTATTAACATGCTACTATCACTATCAGAAATTGTAAACAAAACAATTAAACTCCCTACCAAACAGGAAAAAATTGACTGGCTTCAATCAAATAAAAGCGTTCCACTGTTGACTGTGCTCAACATCATGTATAATAAAGACGTACGGATGTTGATTCCTGATTCTGCCCCACCGTGGAAGAAGAATGGTTATATTGGTGTAGAAGGGATGCTATACAAAGAGACACGCCGCCTTAAAATCTTCATTGAAGGTGGCGGATACGACAACCTTCAACAGACGAAGAGGGAACAATTGTTCATTTCCCTACTTGAAGATGTGGATGACAATGACGCAGACCTTCTGTGTCAAATGATTGCACAGAAGTCACTAAAGGGTATGTCACGTACTGTTGTAGCTGAAGCGTTCCCTGAATTAAACTTGAAATCTGAAGTTAAAGAGGATCTATAAGATGGCAAAATCATTCCGCAAATTCCGTGAAGATTCGTACGGCGATTGGGACGATCAAGACAACGACATCCGCGAAAAGCACAAAAAAATGGAATCGAGACGTGATCAACGACGGAAGAAGCTGAGCGAACAGCAGTCAGTAAACGACACAGATGAACAGTGAACGAACCATCCTTGTGGATGTTGACGGTGTTCTCTTGAACTGGATCGTGTCTTTCGAACGATGGATGCGATCTAGAAACTACAAAAAGAAAAACCGATCAATGTATAGGATCGAAGATGTGTATGGTATTACGTCCTCCGACGCACACAAAGAGATTGTCAGTTTCCACAACAGTAAATATATTGGATTGCTCCCTTCTTTCAGAGATGCAAGAAAATACGTAAGAAAACTTCACGTGGAGCATGGATACGTCTTTCACTGTGTAACTGCTATTCCTGATTCAGATCACATTAAAAAAATGCGACATCAAAACATTGATGGAATATTCGGTTCGAATGCAATCAAGAAAATTGACTGTGTCACAAAGAGTACTAACAAGGAGGCGATACTTGCACAGTATGCAGGATCGGGCGCTCCATGGGTCGAAGATTTGTACTCTAATGTCCTCACAGGCCAGAAAGTTGGTCTCACACCTTATATAATGGATCATTGGTACAACCGCCAAGCTGAAGAAGAAAAAGGTGTTGTTCGTGTAAAAAACTGGGCCAATCTTTACGAACTTATTGTATCTACACATAAATAGATTTGTAAAGATCTGTTGTAATGAGACACAATTGAGCGGTTCTTTTACAGAACCGCTTTTCGCTTTTTTGGAGGGCAAATGCCAATATATAGTATCATGAACAAAGAAACTGACGATGTTTTTGAAGTAAACATCAAGTTTGCAGAACTGGACAAATATTTGTCCGACAATCCCACATACAAACAAGTATTCACAAAATTCCCAAGCTTCGGCGATCCTGTACGTTTGGGCCTTAGAAAGCCTGACGATGGCTTTCGCGATGTATTGAGAACTGTCCAACATCACCATAAAAAGGATTCAATCAACACATTCTAACCACGTCCTTCCGTTTCTTTAACAAAAATAGGAGTTCACATGTCCATTAGACGTATGACCAAAACAAGAAAAAAGCAACACACTAGAGAAGCTAACCAAATACTGAATGTGAAATTTGGCATGAAGCAAATTGCACCTATCACAGACAACCAAGACTTGTTGTTTGAAGCGTACGAAGAAGGAAAAAACATCCTTGCAATTGGCTCAGCAGGAACAGGAAAAACGTTCACAGCTCTCTATTTGGCACTTAAAGACGTTATGGCAAACAATGACTACAAAGAGATTATCATCGTCAGATCATCGGTCCAATCGCGGGAGCAGGGTCACCTGCCAGGCGACGCAAAGGAAAAGATGGCATATTTCGAGTCACCATACGCTGACATTGTTAATGAGTTGTTTGGACGTGGTGACGCTTATGAAATTATGAAACAAAAGAACACTATTAGGTTTATGAGCACGTCGTTTATTCGCGGACTTACGTTTGACGATGCGCTGATTATTGTCGACGAATGTCAGTCATGCACGTACCACGAGCTCGATAGTATCATAACGCGTGTGGGCGAAGGATCTCGCATCATTTTCTGCGGTGATGTGAAGCAAGACGACCTGAAAACAGGTGGTAGAGGACGAAATGACGTATCAGGTCTGAAAGACTTTGTGAAGGTTCTCAACAACATGTCCTCTGTTCAAACCATTGAATTCACCATAAACGATGTGGTTAGATCAGGACTCGTCAAGGAGTACTTGATAGCTAAAGAAGCAGCCTAAGCAACCAAGGGGCATGTTTTTCTCTGATTGACATGCCCCTTGTCTCGCATCTACTTCAATTGGGTATAAATAGTTGTGTAGACTATAAGAGTGGAACATCATAATGTCAGCAGTAGCAAGAGTCAGTGTGGATAATGTGAACACAGGACACGGATGTGATAGTATCGCGGGGATAGAAGGTCAACTACAAACCAAGGTTTTTATAAACGGTTCTCCTGCCGCTGTTATGGGCGACGCAATTGCTTCTCACACAATACTATCAGGTGGAAGCTGTGTGCCACACAGCGCTGTCATAAATCAAGGATCGTCAAAGGTTTTCTGTCAAGGGATCGCAATCGCAAGAGTGAACGATTCAGCTGATGCAGGTGCCGTCGCAACAGGGTCACCTACCTGCTCTGCTGGAGGATAACAATGAAATCGTTAAAAGAATACATGACAACGCGTAAATACGTTTGTGTCAATTACACAAAGGAATCGCAGAACCGACTCCGGGAATGGGCTCAAAACAATGGGTTTGACCTAAGCATAGGTTTCAACGGTGCAGACCAAGATCCAACAGACTTTAACTTTCACACAACAATATTCTATTCCACGAACGACGTTTATCTTAGAAACCAAGAAATGAGCGAGAGTGAGACAGAAGTATTTGTTACAGGCTTTGACATGTTTGGCGACAACAAAGATATACCTGTGCTCATTCTTTCGTATTCAGGCGGACTAAAAGACATCCGTGAACATTTCGAAAGACTTGGACTAGAAGATAAGTATCCAAGATACCGACCACACATCTCCCTGTCGTATGTAAGGGAACGAAAAGACGTCTCTAAAATGGAGCTACCAGACTTCAGGCCAAAATTTGATAAAATTGCAATACGTGAGATAAAGGACTAACTCGTGTTTAATCATGAAACTAATTTTGATCTTCCTGAACTAAGTGCTGAATTGACCGAGAAGGGGCGCTTCTACACCACACCTAACGGCGACGTGTATCCGTCTGTCACTACAGTTATAGGACACGGCACAGATAAGTCATTTATTCAGAGGTGGAGAGATCGAGTCGGTGACGTTGAGGCTGATAAAGTGTTGGCACAAGCTAATCGTAGAGGGACTGCTGTACACGAGATATGTGAGCAGTATCTAAAAAACGATCCGCTATACAAAAAAGGTCACATGCCTGTGAACATTGCAAACTTTCTTGATATGAAGCCCCACTTAGACAAACACATTACAACAGTTGGCGGCTTAGAGATTCCCCTTTATTCAGACAAGTTTCGTGTAGCAGGTAGAGTTGATTGTCTTGCGAAGTGGGACAATGAGTGGGCAATTGTAGACTTCAAAACAAGCAGAAGAGTTAAGAAGCACGAAGAAATTCACGGTTACTTTATGCAAGCGAGTTGCTATGCATACATGGTTTATGAGCGGACCAACGTCGTGCCGAAGAACATTGTAATTGTCATGTCCGTGGACGATTCTGATTCTTTGGTGTTCATCGAGAAGGCGAGAGACTGGTTGCCAAAATTTGTTGTCGTTCGCAACTCTGTTGACCTTTAACTGAAATCTCTCTACGTTGATCCTATGAATTGGTGAGTATACGTAACCGCCTTTTCAGCCTTCTGCACACGATTGTTACCATTGTATTTGAAGGAAAACTATGAAAAATAAACTAACAATCATCGTAGAACAGAACCTAGGAATCTTTCTTGGTAATCATGCAGGCATTGCAATTTTCAGTTACAGCGACGCGACGCTTGCCACAAAAGCATATGGATTCAGAAGCAAAGATGATGCTAAGAAGTACGTTCGGAATTATCTTAAACACATGAAAAACAATGTTGAATATGTTGTTGTTCCGTGTCCACATCGCGAACATTATGTGACAGTAGTCGATCTAATTAAGGCAGGACATGCGGACCTTGCTGCAGATCTGTTTCTGAACATGTCCGCACATCCTACATTGCAATAAAAGGAGAACACCAATCGCACATGTATTTGTTGCTGCGTTATACGCAGCAGGTCTCTATCTTTCTACACACGGTTTTGTAGGTGGTACTTATCTACTGTTTGGACTGCTTAGCATACACGTTATCGTTCTCGTACTTGCAAGTTCTGTAATGTTGGGAATTTCTCATAGAAAGGCAGAAGGGAAAGCTAAAATACTACCAGGAAATGTGCTGTTAGGTCAAGTGTTTGTTGGAATTGCAGGTTATCACATGTTTATGATGGGTCACCTGTTGATTGCAGGAGTAATATCCACTACGCTCACAATTGCAGTTGTTGGGGATCTTGTACGCATGTTGACAACAAAGGACAAACCAACACAATGACTGTCCCTGTACTCTACATCATAATGAGAACAGATCTCGACTCGATGAATTCAGGCAAGGCAATGGCCCAAGCGTCCCACGCATCTAATGCGTTTGTAAAGGCTTGCAACAAAGCAATAGAGACAAACACAAACTCTCAACCACTAAGTGACGCTTTTGAAAAATGGCAGAACGAAACGGCTCAGGGATTTGGTACTGTCCTCGTGTTAGAAGGACAGACGATGAGTAGCATTGAGGATTCAATCGAACTGCTCTATGGTTACGGACACGTTGCAGGTGTTGTTCACGATCCTACCTATCCAATACTCGATGGATATGCAGTCCACCACATCCCACTCTACACATGTGGATACGTTTTTATCGAAGACAAAAGCCTACACACAGCCGCCTCTGACATTCTAAAACACTACAATCTACACAAATAACAATGAAACTGCTTGAAAGGCAATATATTATGAACGACGTAACAACAGACACAGCAAACGACACAACATATAGCGTGACAGCGGACGAACTCCGCTCATTCATTGAGCGATATGAGCGTCTTCAGATTGAGAAGACGGACGTTGGCGATGCTCAGAAAGAGGTGATGGCCGAAGCTAAAGGGCGTGGGTATGACACCAAAGTTCTACGGAAAATCATCGCACTCCGTAAGCGTAGTAACGGTGACGTTCAAGAAGAAGAGGCCGTACTTGAAATGTACAAAGAAGCGTTGGGAATGTAACCACACAATACATGCACGCTGAGAAAGGAATGCTTGTATGTCCTTTCTCAGCGTGTGTTGACCTTATAGTCAATGGGCATATAGTGCAAGAAGTACAAAAATAACACAAGATCAGTCGAGGATAAAAATGTGTACAAATAACGAGCTGGTCGCACTTGCAACAAAAATTGTCAAGTTGATAGGGAACGCTAAACAACACAAGGACAAGGTCCTACAAAATATTGATTCTGATCTACACGCACGTTTTGTAGAGTCGACAAGCTTCATGCCTGAGGATACCAAACTCTCACAGAGAGTTGCACATGGCCTGACAGGAATCGATCGTATGTTGATATGCGTTGTATGTGGTAACACACACATGAGAATATACCCTCCTTCCCAAAGAGATTATTGTTGTAAAGGGTGCTACTTTTCAGACACAAAAGCAATGAAGCAACGCGTAAGTGTTGTAGATCAAACTGCACGTGTGAAGAAGATGGCACACACCAACAAAGTAAAGTACGGATACGAATTTAATAGTCAAAGACCCGACGTCAAAAAACTGTTGAGCAAATCTAAATTGGAACGTACCAATCCCGAGGCTGTAGACAGGCTCGCAGATAAGCTGTGGCTTGAAGAACAATACGCTAAACAAACCTCCGTTGAAATTTCAAACACTCTAAACGTGCATTACAGCACTGTTCTTTTCCACTTGAGAAAACATGGGATAGAAATAACACCATATGCAAACACGAGTGCGGTTGAACGTAGTATAAACCAATTCATACTTGACAGTGGTGCACGAACAACAACGTCCACTCGTAACATTCTCACAGGCAACAGAGAGATCGACATCTATGTCCCTGAAAAACACCTCGCAATTGAAGTTAATGGGCTATATTGGCATAGTAGCACAGATTTCACCAATTCGGCCAAGCACTTAACCAAGACGGAGGAGTGTTTGAGTAACGGGATTCGGCTCATACACATATCTGACGAAAAGTGGTTCACGAAGCCAGATGTTGTAAAGTCTATGCTGTTGAATAGACTCGGCATGTCTCAGACACGAATACATGCAAGACAATGTACGGTCAGGTCTGTAGATCCGTCTACATCCAACGAATTTATTAACAGAAACCACATCAATGGCACAGCAAACGCAAACAAGAAGTATGGTCTATATCACAATGATGTGTTGGTATTGGTAATGACGTTTAGTAAATCACGGTATTCTAAGATGCACGAGTGGGAGTTAATAAGGTTGTGTTCTGCTCACAATACGGTTATTGTAGGAGGAGCATCTAAAGTATTTCAACACTTCATTAGAGAGCAGTCGCCTATCAGCATTATGACTTATGCTGATAGGCAATATGGAGAGGGACACGCATATCCAAAACTTGGCTTTAAATTTTCTCACATTACCAAGCCAGGATATTCCTGGACAGATGGCAATAAAACTTACAATAGAATCAACTTTCAAAAACACAAACTCCACAAACTACTAGATGTCTATAGTGACAGCCTGACAGAAAGAGAAAACATGATTAACAACGGATATCGTTTATATTTCGATTGCGGTCACAATGTTTATGAGTGGAGCCAACAATAAAAAAGGCGGACCGAAGCCCGCCTTAATTGATCTGGTTTGTTCCAGATTCTTTTGGTGTTTATTAGAACAGGTTGTTAACAACCACTTTGCGGTAGTACTCGTTCGTTGCAGACTGCAGACGACCAAGTCCTTGAGCGCTACCTTCTGCAAAAGGATTCGCGACCATGCCGTAGCGTGTCTTGAAGCCGATTTTTGGTTGGAAGCTATTCTCACCGATTGCACGCACCATCTGAAGCGGAACATATGGGCAGTAGAAGATTCCCGCATCAAATGAAGAGGAGCCTTTGTAGCCAACAACAAGGTAGTTGTTGCCTGCATACGGATCGATGTATACGCGGTAACGACCGTTAAGAACACCTGCGAAAGTATTGCCTGTATCATCAACTTGTAGGTTGTTGCTGTTAAGTGCTGGTGTATAATCAAGTACGCCTGCCATCTGAAGTGC